GTAGATATGATGAATCTCATTCATAAATTCTTTAAGCTCGTTATTGTTTACAGATCCAGAAGTATCAATAGCTAACAGCATTTTTTGACGCATTTTTACTTTCAAACTTGGATTATCAGGAAACTTAATATTTTCCTTTCTTCTAGTTTTTCTTGTAAATATTTTAGTGCTTACACCAGTAAAGCGTCTGATATAATTCTTCCAGTTAAACTTAGGAGGAATTATCTCATCTAGAATAATCTTGTCTTTTAACTCATCAGGAACATGTCCTCCACGAGATTTGGTTTTTAGCTCAGCATCGTTAAGTATTCTTTGTACTTGCTTATCAAGTAATTTTTCCTCTGCTTCTGTTAAGCCTTCAAACTCATCCCAAGTGCTATGATCTAGATTATTTCCATTTTTGATATCATCAAGGAGCTTATCCATGTTTCTGTTACCACATGAACCTTGCTGATCTTTTTTATCTTCTAGATCTTTAAGCTTGTCGTAGTAATATCTACAGCCAGCTTTAGGGTCTAGATTTAAACTCTCATAATCGCTGAGTTTTATACCTCCTTCGGGAAGATCATCTTCATCGATGTATTGATTTATTTCCATGTCCATTGCAACATTAGCACGGCGTTTATTGGAAAATTTAAAATACATTGTCAGATGTCCGAAAGCTATATGAAGCAACTCATGTTTGAGAAGTCCTCGACGATGATTATCATTTAGACTATTCCAGAATATCTCACTGATATACAGTCTATAGTTAATTCCATCTTTGCTGACTCCAGCAGTAGGAACTTTATCCGTCCAGATTTTATTTAAAGATAACAAAAAGAACCCGTAATAAGGCTCCTTTAACATTAAATCTTTACTAGTTTTACTAAGGGATTCTTGCTTAGTCATAATTTTTCAATTTCAAGGTTTACAATCTTAACCGCTTCTTCTATACCTACTGCTTTTACCAGATCACTAAAGTCAGTTACTTTGGGCAGCTCAGGCACAAAAAAGTGCGGTACTTTATATTTCTCTGTAAAGCTTTCAGATAATTTCTTACCTGGTTCGTCGTTATCAAACAGACAGATTACTCTTTTAAATCTAGATTTATACTCATCCATTACAGATTCCTTCATCATCACACTTTCTGACTGCAAACCTATTGCACTGATGCCCATACAATCGTGAAGACTCATTACATCTTTTAAAGACTTTGTTATAATCAGTAGGTCTCCAGATTCAGGAAGTTGTGTGTAGCCTTGGTGCACTGTATAATTAGCATTGTTAATCCACTTTTTAATTTTAGTTTCCAATGGCTGATAGATTTTATAACTCACTCTGTCGTCTTTGATTTCTACATATGCATAAGCATAGTCACTTGTTTTTACGGCAGTAGTATTATAAAACACATAACTTATTGGATAAACTTTAAATTTCTCCAGAGTTTTCTTTTTAATTCCAAATGATGACCAATAGATCTTATCTCGCACTTGCCATTCTCTTACCTTTATACCGAGCTCCACAGAGTCTCTTTGTGTAATTTTAGTGTAATTAACGGGAGTTTGTGAGACGTTGATATTAAAATCACCTAAGTTTAAATCAAATGCAACTTTCTTTAATGCCTCTGAATAAGAGAGATTAAACATTTTAATCACTAATACTACAAAATCACCACAGTCTCCTGTGGCAAAATCTTTAAACATTAGTATATTTCGATTTACTTTATGAAAATAAAGTGCAAATGATGGAATATTATCTTCTCTGAGTGGACTATGAAACACGCCAAGTTTAGTGACATCTTCGCCTAGATAAAAAGCATAAATCTCTTCTTGAGTAACATGTTTTAAAATATCCTCTCTTGTAATCAAACTGTTAAACGAGATCGAATTAAGATTTATTTTTTCCATAAGAAAAAAAGGAAGAAGCCAGAGCAAGTGACCTTGATAAACTCCTTCCTGTAAAATTAATAATTATCACCAATCATCTCCGTCTACAGTAGCTGCAGCAGAACTAGCAGCAGGTGCTGCAACGTTATCTGCTTGAAGCTTAGCCATAGCGTCAAGATTACCTGGTTTCAACCGTGTGTCAGCAAGACTAACACTCATTGGCTCCATGAATGGAACCCAGCTACGAGGCTGGATATAATTCTTCACAGAACTAGTAGTGCCATAGTTAGCAAACACTCGGAATTTAGGCCCAGATGCAAGACCATCGCGAATGATCTTCATACAGCCATCTAGCATCTCACGAGCAGAGTTAAAGTTTGGAAACTGATAATCCTGACCATAGATAGCATGGATCACATGTTTCATTACTTTACCTTGCTTAGCAATTTGCTCTTCTACAGTAGAATATTCTGTAGCTTTTTCTACATACCAGAAAGAACTATTACAAGCTCCGCCAGCAGCATCAGTAAAGACAAGCTTGTAATCAGGCGAACCTTCTTTATCGTCAGGCTTTTTCTTGCTGATAGACAAAGTTACATTTTCAGCAATACCTGCTTTACCTTCGTTAAAGATTGCTGCTCCTTCTTTTGCATCAAAAGATGCGTCATTCAAATTAATCATTGTTTTTTCTGTTTTAAAAAGTTATTACCAAACGTCTTCTCCATCTGCTTCTGTAGAAAATTCATCATTAGGAGATGCATCAACCTGCTCTTCTATTTCTTCCTCTACATGCACTTCAGGTACAACTACCTCGTCTTCTACTGTTTCTACAGCTTGCGGTTCAAAAGAAACTGATTCCGCTACTTCTACAGCAGTCAACAAAGTTAACTCGCCATAAGCTTCATTCATAGTAAGCTCCAAATGATTTTCAACTTCAGAGTTCAAATCCCAACGCTTTGCAATAAACTCATAAGTTTTCTTGTCGCTAAGCGTGCAAGTTTTTGTTAATTGAAAACCAGCTTCTCCTTCAGCTTTTTTGATAAAAATTCTTTTACCATTAGTTTCAAAACCAAAGCTTACTCTGTCTTCACCTTGGATACCAAGAGCTGTCTGAGCTGCTTTGTTAAAACTAAATTTACGGCCAGCTCCTGGTTTATCAATTGCTGACATTGTCACTACAGGATAAGTAAATTGTTCCTGCTTTCTTGTTCTTTGTGCGGGCACTTCGCCCCAAACTACATTCTCCATGTGTTTTTGATTTTAAATTTAAATTGAATAATATTCACGAATTGCTGTATTTACAATAGCCAAGTCATTGTCTATTGCTATCTCCTCAAACATTTCTAGAGGAGTTTTACAAGTATCAGAACCAGATGATATAGTTCTAAATACATGTTTGTTTGGCTGCCCAGGTGTTTTGATAATCTCTGCATAGAGAACTATAGTGCTGAAAGACTCAGGCACGAATCTCTCTAACATCTTGCCCTGTACACCAATACGCTCAGAAGCAAAACCTGCTTCATCAAAATGCGTTTCTGGATGAGCAAACAGATAAACAATAATATCTTCTCTCATAGAGTCGTTAATAAAGTTTATCAGATCATACTGCGCAGCTGCCATTTTAGTCCATTTGTCAAAGCCTTTTTCTGCTCTAAATGCTGGATTCATAATAGCATCTGTCATGATTCTAGACCATGTATCGATGATAATAGTCTTTACATTAGGCAGATCATTGACTTTTTTCAATGTACCAATAACTACATTAACATCAGAAGTCTTGCGATAATTACGCTTTTCTTCATTGTACTTCAGATTAAACTGCTTAAACGGCAGAGCCTTTTGGTCTGTGTTTATGATTACAGTTTCATCTGGATTTAAATTTCTTAGTGAGGTAGATTTCCCCATACCTGATTTACCAACCAGGAACACTAATTGACCCATAAATGTTTGATTTTTAGATTAATTACACATAATAAAGATAAGCAATTTTAGGTTAAATCCCTAATTTCTTGACGTACTTTTGCTTGCTTTTCGCCTTTTCTTTTACCATAAGATTTACCTCTTAAATGTGGATGTTCTTCTTGAACTTTGCGAGATGCTCGACCAAAACTGTCTAGATAGGGAATAACTCTTTTTTCCATGTCTTTAAGTGCTTCTTTAAAAGATTTATTAATATCATATCCTATCTCTGTGAGATAATGATAATACAATCTTTCATTAGAATCTCTTAATTCAGGATGCAGAGTCAGTTTCTCCTTCACCCATAGATACTTGTCTTTTATCATGTTGTACTACAGTTATTAATAGATTTTCCTGAGTGTCAAGAATTCTCTTTACTATTTCCCATTTTACTCCATATTCAGATGGTGTAATTAGAGGGAAAGTAAGTTGAATATAAGTACCAGCAGCTACGGCTTCATTAGATAGCTTTTTTAGACAGCTTTTTAAAGCGCTGTATTCAAAATGTCCATCTGGTTCCATGATTACATAGAAATTAAGAATAGTAGCTTGTTCTCCAAGTCTTACTGCAGAATAATCCCCTATTCTATATTCAGCAGGCAATGGAAATCCATGATCTACTTCATTTATAATATGAAATTCTTCTTCTAGTTCTTTTCCTAATCCTTTCATTACTTTTTGACAATTAGTAGGATTAGCTAGTAAACTGGGAACTTTACCCTCTTTAAATAACTCAGGAATACTCCCTACGATTGTTTTTACAATTGGCATTATTGTTTATTTATTTGGTTACGTTTATACTCATCAATTTTTCTGAGCTCTTCGGGTTTGCCTTGGAGCTCATCTATAGGAGGTAATTGATAGTAACCCCCATACTCGCCTATAAACAAAAAGCTAACAAGTAGATTTCTTTTACCGTCACGATTTTTGAGAATTTTTAGAAGTCTGTAGCGATCCTTAAACTTTGTAATATCATAGCCTAAACAGTTATCTACTCCTACATAAAACGGACTTTCTAAACCCATTACAGTATTTGCGTCTTCTGCTAAATTACCAGTGTCTTTGATATCTTGAAGCTCAGGCATCCACCCCTCTTCTGCTTGTCGATGTTTTTGAGTTTTGTCACGATTAATCTGAGAAACTACAACAGGACTGAAATTACACATGTTTCTAAAAAATACAAGATGTTTTGAGGCCATATCTATAGCTTCTTTTTTGCTGTTATAATCTTTATAATTAATATGACCGATATGGTCAATGATAATTAATGTGATTAATCCAGGATTATTAGGGGTGTAGCTCAAGATATTACCTTCTTCATCGCGTTGAAACACACCACGCTTTTCTGCATAGCCAACTAAATCTCTAAACAAAGATTTAGGACTAAGAACACTCTTGAAAAATATATATTTTTCTTGAATTTCATTCATCCTATCTTCATAGCTTAAAACTAGTTTTTTAACTTCAGGTCTAATAGTAAG